TTGGAGGGACTTCACGATCTTCTCATCGATTGTGCCCTCAGTTATTAGGTCGACGTAGGTCACGTTGTTCTTTTGACCGATCCGATGTGCGCGGTCCTCTGACTGCGCTCGGGTTTCGAGATTAAAGTCGTTGGCATAGTACACCACGAGGTTTGCTTCGGTCAACGTCAGGCCGTACCCAGCGGTGGCGGGGTTGCCTACGAAGAACCGGAGCTTTGAGTTTGGGTTCTGGAATGTTTGGACTATGGACTGTCGGACGTCGTCTGATGTATCCCCATAGTATGATGCGGCGCAACCTTCGCCAAAGATTTCGTTTAGTGTACGCGTGATCTGTTGGATGTCGTACCGGAAACGGGACCAAATGATTGCTTTGCCGTCATGCTCTTCCAGTATTTCTTTCAGCGCATCCATGCGTTTGGATGGGAAGTACACGGTGTCACCATCGTCAGTCTTGAGGTGACCAGATAGGATCTGTTGCAGTCGTAGCATCTGGGTAATGACGGCGGGGGCCGTGGACATCTCGCCGTTTTCCAAGAGGACCATGGCGTGTTGCCGGATTTGGTTGTACATGTTTACTTGATCGGTGGTCATGCCGACATAGCGAACGGTGTATATTTTGTCGGGTAGATCGAGGCAGTCTTTTTTAAGGACGCGGTATGAGAACATGTCGATCTTGTTTGTGAGTTCATCCAAGTTGCGAAAACCGACGATCTGTTGGAACGCATGTGATCCCATGGTTTTGCGTTGCACGATGGCGTATCTACCCTGGAAAGCGTAATAGCTGTCGTATCCCAGAAGACCTGGTCGCAGGAACTCGCACTGTGCGTATATATCCATTGGACTTTTTGTCACAGGGGAGCCCGTCAACAGTCTTTTGTACTTGAATCCCGATGCGATTTTCATCAAGTTCTTAGTGCGCTTGGCCTTGTGGTTTTTGATAGTTGTTGATTCGTCGATAGCGATTAGGCCATGAGGCCCAAGCGCACGAGCCATCCACTCTCCCCCTTGTTTACCTTTCAAAGAAGAGAATGCTTCGACGTTCATGACAAAGATAGTGAGCCCATCGAACTTGTCCTTGACCGAGCGCATCTCAGCCTGTTGGGTTTTGTTTGGGGACGCGACCCACCGGATCACCCGATGCGGGATGTCCTCGGACATGTGTTCTGGGATTTCTTTGGAGACCCAGTTGCGGTACACGCCCTTTGGTGCGATGACCAAAGCGAAGTTGATGCGCCCTGCTTGATACAACAGGCCCATGTTGTCGATCAGAACCTTTGATTTCCCCGTACCCATTTCCATGAACAGGCCAAACTCAGGTCGATCCCAACCTGTATCCAACGCTGAAAGTTGGTGGTCGAAGGGTTTACATTTAAATTTGTAGTTGACACTCATTACATATCTCCACTATTGTCTACATTACGGATAGCACGAGGCTACCGCAGAAAGCAACCCTGAAGAGGAAAAACTTATGAGCGATATATTCGACGACATATTTGACGAAGGTCAGGCACTGGCTAACGTCGATACAGGAACAGGAAAGCAGTTAAGCCAACTGGTCCGAGCACTTCGCGGAGTAGAACAACAGATCGAGGACGCGGAAAACCATCTTAAACTATTGAAGCAGGACAAGCATCGCATGTCGGTGGAGACGATCCCGCAGTTGATGGATGAGATGGGCGTGGAGCGATTGGACGTAGACGGTGTGACCGTCGAGCGTAAGATGATCGTGAGCGCATCGATCCCAGCGGATCGCAAAGACGAAGCCTTCGCATGGCTGCGAGAGAACGGGTGCGACGACATCATTAAGAACGATGTGACTTGTTCTTTTGGAAAGGGTCAGGACAACAGCGCCAAGAATGTGATCAGCATCTTGGAAGACGCTGGCTTTGAGCCGAGCACCAAGACCCACGTACATCCGTCCACACTGAAAGCGTTCGTGAAGGAACGTGTGACGGATGGCAAACCAATCGACCTCGATATGTTCGGGGCGTTCATTTCAAACGCAGCACAAATTCGGAGGAAAGCGTGATGGCTACCGCAGTTGCAAAGAAAAAAAGTGCAGAGTTAAGCACAGATGTATTGGATGACATCTTTGAGTATGCGGGTGAAGGTACAGCATACGACAGTTCGGAGATGCAGATCCCGTTCGTTCGTATCTTGCAAGCGATGTCCCCACAGTTGAAGAAGCGTGAAGCTGAGTACATTGAAGGTGCAGAACAGGGCGACATGTTTAACACTGTGACAAAGCAGCTTTGGACAGGCGAAGATGGAATAACTATCATCCCATGTTTCCAAACCACAAAGTATCTGGAGTTCACGCCGCGTGAGCAGGGTGGTGGTTTCCGTGGCGAGATTTCGGCAACGGACCCAATACTGAAACGGACCGAGCGCCAAGGTGCGAAGGAGATGCTTCCGACAGGTAACGAGTTGGTCAAATCAGATCAACACTATTGCCTGATCTTGGATGACGATGGCGGCTTCCAACCTGTTGTGGTCGACATGAAGTCGTCTCAGTTGAAGGTTAGTAGACGTTGGAAAACGCAGATTGCGATGCAGAAACTCAAGCACCCTAAGACAGGGCAGTTGATTACGCCACCGCTGTTTGCTACACAGTGGAGGTTTACGACAGTTGAGGAAGCTAATGACCAAGGTTCATGGTTTAATTATTCTGTCGAGAAGGTCGGTTTGTTAGAGAACCGCGAACTCCTATTGGAAGCCAAGTCGTTCCGCGATAGCGTTGCGGCTGGTGAAGTGAAAGCTGCACCAGAGATGGGTAATGACACTCAATCCAACTCTGAAAGGGACGACATTCCGTTCTAAGCAGTTTGGGGGAGGGATCCACATGTCCACTCAACCCTCCCCCACCATTCACATTAGGAGCAGTTTATGTCACAAGCAAAAAGGCTGCTTGCCGCGTACGTCGGTGCGACGAACGCTCACGGTACGACTGTTGTTGGTCGTGTTAGTCGGAACGGTAAAGCAGAAAGTCAAAGTAGAATTGTTCGGGAGCCACTGACCGAGAAGCTGGTGCAGGACCACATAGATGGGAAGCACGGCGTTGGTGCGATACCAATCAACGAGAACAACGAGTGTAAATTTGGGGCCATCGACATCGATGTGTACGACCTGAACCACAGAGAGTTGCAGCAAAAGATACAGCAGTTGGATTTACCGCTGGCGCATTGCCGATCTAAGTCTGGCGGGGCGCACTTGTATTTGTTTCTTAAAGAATTTGAAAAGGCCGCGATTGTTCGTGAGTACCTTACGGAGATGTCGATCTTGTTGGGGCACAGTGGGTGTGAGATATTCCCGAAGCAGGATCAGATCATTGCCGAGCGTGGGGACGTGGGCAACTTCATCAACATGCCATACTTTGACGCAGAGATGCCGCAACGGTTTTGCTATAACGGGGCGACCGAGGCCATGGAATTAGATGAGTTCTTGGATTGGATCGAAGACCACCGTACATCGCTGGATGAATTGGAACTGGTGCGTACAGTTAAGAAGGTGCGTCAACACTTTGAGGATGGACCACCGTGCCTACGGTATCTGTTTCAGAACGGGCCATTGTCTGAGCCTCGGAACAAGCTGCTGTTTATGATAGCGGTGTACTGCAAGAATAAATTCCCTGACAGTTGGCAGGAGTCACTGGAGGAGTACAACCGTACACTCTTCTCCCCCCCGCTGCCAGCCAAAGAAGTGACGACGATCATCAGTCAGCATGAGAAGAAAGACTACGGGTACACCTGCAAGGACGAGCCGTTCAAGTCTTACTGTGACCCATCGCTCTGTGCGATGTCTAAATATGGCATTGGAAGCGAGGCTCCTGATGCACCGCAGGTTGGTGGTTTGACGATCATGCTGTCCGAGCCACGCCTGTACTTTATGGATGTGAACGGCACACGGATTACGCTGACGACGGAGCAGCTACAGAACCAAACGCTTTGGCAACGGGCTTGCATGGACCAGTGTATGTTCATGCCGCCGACAACCAAGGCACAGAAGTGGCAGCAGATGGTTAACAGTTTGATGAACCAAGCCACGCTCCTCGATGTACCAGCGGAATTGACAATCAAGGGACAGTTCTCCGACCTGCTTCGCACCTATTGCACGAGCCATATTCGTGCGATGGCACCAGAGGAAATCGATATGGGCAAGCCGTGGACCGATGGCGGCGTGACGAAGTTCAAACTGGATGGATTGCTAGAGTTCTTGCATAACCGCAGGTTCAAAGTGGAGAGCCGAGGCGCGGTTACTCAAATGATACGGGACTTGGGCGGGGACAACACCCATTTGAATGTAGTCAAAAGAACACCGAAGGGGGAAAAGAGAAGCACTGTACGGTGTTGGGCTGTCCCTGCATTTGATGAGGAAGAAGTAGAATTGTCAAAAAAGGAGATGAGTAATGACATCCCATTCTAACAGACTGTTGCGCGTGGGAGAGGTAGCTGACCTGCTTGGGGTGTCTAAATCCTACGTTTACAAGTTGGCGCATAACTCGACCAGTTTTCCACAACCGATTGTGTTGGGTGACGAAACCAACAAGCGGTCGTCTAGTCGCTGGGTTCTTAGCGAGATCGAGGATTGGGTCAACTCAAGACCACGAGGAAAAGAATATGATACCGAAAGCTAAACTAATCTTGGGCCCACCAGGGTGCGGCAAGACCTATCGTTTGATAGAAGAAATCAAGGCAGCTTTGGTACAAGGAGCGCACCCCTCACGCATAGGGGTGATTTCGTTCACACGTAAGGCCATCGAGGAGATGGTGACACGGGCATGTGCCGAGTTCCAACTGGAGCCAAAAGACTTTCCGTTTATGCGGACGAGCCACTCGTTTGGATTCCGTGGTTTAGGGTTACAGCCTACCGACATTATGAACAAGCAGGACTATGACAACATTGGGGAAATGGTGGGCCTGACCTTTGAGGGCAAGATGACCAACAACCTTGAGGATGGTTTGTCACTGCCTTCGATTGGAGGTTCGGGGGCCGTGTACTTACAGATGGTGGGCCGAGCACGGTTGCGAATGGTGGACTTGAACACGGAGTTTAACGACGCAGGGGATCGTAGTTTATTTTATCCTAAGTTGGTGCAACTGCATGAGCAGATCGAAGAGTACAAGCGGGTGACAAATAAGTTCGACTACGTTGATATGATTGATAAGTACATACAGGTGGGGGAGCCCCCTGCTCTTGACTATTTGTTTATCGACGAGGCCCAAGACTTCACGCCATTGCAGTGGGAAATGGCGGCAAAGATCGCTGACGCATCTGATCAAGTCTTTATTGCTGGCGACGACGATCAGGCCATCCACCGTTGGACGGGCGTGGATGTTAGTGTTTTTAACACAAGCACGGATCAAGTGGAGGTGCTTGAGCAATCGTACCGGATCCCTGCATCTGTGCACAGGTTAGCTGTGACCATTGCCAACCGGATTGAGGATCGTCACGTCAAAGTGTTCAAGCCCAGAAAAGAAGAGGGCACTGTCGAATGGGTGACATACCTCGATGAGATACCCTTGTACGAGGGTTCATGGACTATCATGGCTCGGACCAACGGGTACGTTCACGATTTGGCAAAGCGGATCAAGGAGATGGGCTTCAAGTATTCTTTGAAGGGCAGACCCAGTGTGTCAGAAAAGCTCGTTGCAAACCTGTACACATGGGATGATCTGTGTGCGGGCAAATCTGTGGGGCTGCAAAGGATCAAGGATCTGTACTCATCAGTTCCAAAGCAGGGGCAAAACGCCGTCGTCAAGCGCGGCTCGACCCAGATGCTAGACCTGTTGGCCCCCGATGCGGAGCTCAACATGGATCGATTGCAGGAGGAGTTTGGATTGTTGGCGGGGCCAGAGCAGAGTGCGTATGAGGTTATGCGCGTGGGCGGAGCCGAGCGGGACTACATAGATGCGATGGAAAGACGGGGCGATGACCTGTTATCAGAGCCGAGGATTAAACTTTCCACCTTCCATGCGATGAAGGGTGGGGAGGATGACAACTGCGTTGTGTATCTAGCGTCGACCAGAGCGTGTGTGGAGAGTGACCACCCTGACGATGAGCACCGTGCGTTCTACGTTGCGGTCACACGGGCAAGGCACAACCTCTACATTCTACAGAGCAATAACAAATACAGGTACACGATATGAAACGAGATGAGATCCTCAAACAGGCAGAGAACCTTATCAACGGGGACCGCAACAAAGACTACGGCGACGCTAAACAGAACTTCCAAGACATAGCAGATCTATGGTCCGTGTTCCTTGGTACGAAGATAACGAGAGAACAAGTGGCAGTATGCATGATCCTGATGAAATGTTCACGGTTGATGAAGTCTAATCACATGGACGGATGGGTGGACATCTGTGGGTACGCAGCTTTGGGGGGAGAAAAATGAGGTATACTTGGGAAGTTACAGATAATGGGATGAATGTGTATGAGGATGGTGTTAGAGTAGCGAAGTTCGAACCTAGTCAATTCGTCCACATACTTGCAGAGTTATCGGCGCATGTGCGCTGGCAGCAAGTAGAAAACAGCAAAAATAAATTCATTGAGAGCAGACGAAACCATGCAAAGAAATCTATTCGGGAGTGATCTACACCATCAGATCAAACATGAGTTGGATTTGATAGATGTAGATTGGAACATACCACCAGCGTATCCTGACCTGACCTCCTACAAAGAGGTGGCTGTGGATCTTGAGACGTATGATCCGAATATCAAAACTCTAGGGCCAGGATGGGCGCGTAAAGACGGGCACATTATCGGGATAGCTGTGGCTGCGGGGGAATACAAAGGTTACTTCCCCATGAGGCATGAGAACGGACATAACCTTGATCCGAAGTTCACGCTCAAATGGATTGCCAAACAACTGTCTGTGCCTGACATGAACGTAATTATGCACAACGCGACCTACGATGCGGGATGGCTACGGGCCGAGGGCGTAGAAGTCAAAGGCCGGATCATCGATACGATGATCACTGGCGCACTGATTGACGAGAACCGTTGGTCCTTTGGCCTAGATGCAATGGCCCGTGACTATGTGTCCCTGCGTAAAGATGAGAAGCTACTGCAAGCCGCCGCCAAGGAGTGGGGCGTTGATCCTAAGTCAGGCATGTACCTGCTTCCGCCCAAGTATGTGGGGTCCTATGCAGAACAGGATGCCGTGGCGACACTTAAACTGTGGCAAGCGTTGAAGATAGAACTTGAGAAGCAGGAACTCTGGGAGATTTGGAACGTCGAGACAGGGCTGATTCCGTGTATGCTCGACATGCGGAGCAATGGGGTGCGTGTCGATCTGGACAAGGCTGACCGAAACAAGAAGATTATTAAAGAGAAGACAGCCGTGTTGCGCGACTACATCGAGCGCGAGGCGGGGATGAAGGTCGATATCTGGGCATCAGCATCCATCGCTAAGATGTTTGATGCGATGGGTATGGAGTACCCACGGACGCCAATCATATCTCACATAGAAAAGACCACACTAGAAGACGGAACCGAAGAGGAAAAAGAAGTTGTTACTGGAGGCAATGCTCCGTCGTTCACCAAGGCGTGGCTCAATGATCACCCAGCTAAAGTCTGTCAGGCTCTGGTTAAGTTGCGTGAGTTCGACAAGGCCGACGCCACCTTTATCGACAGCATCTTGCGGCACGAGCACAACGGACGCATCCACACGGAACTGCACTCCACCCGTCGGGACGAGGGCGGGACCGTAACGGGTAGATTCTCGTCGTCGAACCCAAACCTCCAGCAAATTCCTGCGCGTGACCCAGACATCAAGAAGATGATCCGTGGTCTGTTCATCCC